TCTGAAGGTCGTGATTCAATCTTGAACCAAGTGCTAGCCATGCGGCTGGCCACCGCTAAGCGGGCTATGAAGCGCGGCAACTTCCAAGTTGTGGCGCACCTACTGGACTCAATCGGCCGTGCCGCTGGCGAGAATTCGCAGGAGAGCCAAGCCGCTGCAGCCCCCCAACTGCAAATCACCGTTGAGGATCGGCGCAACGCTTGAGTTTTGGTCGATAGTGTGAGACAATACGGGGAAGCTCACCACGCTTCCCAATGTCAAACCGCTTCCTCACCCTGGCTGCTGTGCTCACCGCTTGCGCTGTGCTGGCGATGGGCTACGACAATGCCGACCGCTTGCGCCGCTGCGAGTCTGCCGGCCGCTCTGCTGCAGAGTGCAGGCTCGTGATGCTGGGTCGCTAGTGTGACAATCTACAGACCGGAACGGATCCGGCAATCCGGTCTCCCATGCTGTAGAATTACACAGTAACGCAAACCAAGCGAACCATGACTCGCCTCGAACTGCTGCACACAATCCAGGAGAATGCCGATCAGCTCCCGCTGGTGGATGCCATCTCGCTAGTGGCCGGTCGTCTGCCAAACGATGCGGACGTGCACCGAGCCTGGGATAACCTCACACGCGAACTGATCGCTTGGTCGGCCACCAGCCGCTAGTGGCTTGTGCCAATCGGCGATCCGGTCTGAATCCTGCTGGATCGCTCGCAATCGGCTGACAGATCGACTAGGATTACACAGTAACGCTCACCTATAGCGAACCATGGCCACCTTCACCACAGCCGCCGCAATCCTGCTGGCGCTGATCCTGCTCCCCCTTCTCGTGCTGGCGTGGGCCAGCGAGTCTCGCCAACAGCGTGCTAGGCGCTGGCGCCGCGCTGGCCTGACGCAGCAGGCGATCGCCGATCGCCTCGGCTGCAGCCGCTCCACGGTGCGCCGCCTCCTGGCGGCTTAGTACAACTGCACTAGGGGGCAGGGTTCGGCGCTGGCGAAGGCGGGGTGCCGCCCAGGGAACCTACTGACATATCCTCAATTTCTTCTACTGTGCTACACCGGGGGCAGGGGGTCAATTCCTGTAATAACCTAGAAAGTACCCACCTACACCAAAATGCCCGATTCTGCTGGAGCACTAACCCTTCGCTACGCCCAAGGCGAGGTGTTTTCCAGCCGAAAACGCTTCAGGGTACTGGTTGCAGGCCGCCGATTCGGCAAAAGCTACCTGTCCTGCATCGAACTCCTCCGCGCCGCAATCGAACGTCCCGGCGAAACCTTCTTTTACGCCGCCCCCACCTACCGAATGGCGAAAGATATCGCCTGGAAGGTGATGAAAAAGCTGGTCCCCAAAGCCTGGATCAAGAGTAAAAACGAAACCGACCTCAAAATCGAACTAGTCAACGGCTCCACCATCGAACTGAAGGGCACTGAAAACGCCATGGCCCTACGCGGCCGAAGCCTCGCTGGCGTGGTGCTCGACGAAGCCGCGTTCATGGACGCCGAGGTCTGGTTCGAGGTAATCCGCCCCGCCTTGGCCGACAAACAAGGCTGGGCATTATTCATCTCCACCCCGGATGGCACCGCCAGCTGGTTCTACGACCTCTGGTGCTACGCAGACGAAGGCGACGACGACTGGCAACGCTGGCAATTCACAACAATCGACGGCGATAACGTCCCCCCGGAAGAAATTGAAGCTGCCCGCAGCCAACTCGACCCCCGCACCTTCCGCCAAGAGTTCGAAGCAAGCTTTGAAAACCTAAGCGGCCTAGTCGCCGTAAGCTTCTCGGACGACAACATCGACAAGGTAGTCCAAGACCTCCCGGTCCTCCCCCTCCTACTGGGGGTGGACTTCAACATCGACCCAATGTCCGGCATCTGCGCGGTCAAAAAAGGCGACGTGCTCTGGGTCTTCGACGAAATCATCATGACTGGCGGCGCCACCACCTGGGATTTCTGCGAAGAAGTCCAATCCCGCTACGGCGTGGAGCGCCGCATTATCGCCTGCCCTGACCCTACCGGCGGCGCCCGCAAAACAGCCGGCGTTGGCGCCACCGACCACAACATCCTCCGCAAAAGCGGCTTCACAGTCTCCAGCCCCCGCAGCCCCTGGAAAATCCGCGACAAGATCACCTGCGTCAACACCGCCCTCCTCGACGCATCTGGAACCCGCCGCCTATTCATCCACCCAAGATGTAAAGAACTAATCAAGTCTTTACGTACTCTTACCTATGCCCCCGGCACCGGATTACCCAACAAAAACCTAGGTGTAGACCACGCATTTGACGCCTTGGGCTATCTCTGCCTCCAAACCTTCAACCTCGCCAAGCCAGAAAGCCTCGGCAAGACCAACTATCGTGTGTGGTAAGTCCTGCTGTGGCCCGCGATGCCTCTAAAACGCGGCTCATCCCAAAAAACCGTCTCCGAAAACATTCGGATGCTGGTAAAAGAGGGTTATTCGCAGAAGCAAGCCTCTGCGATTGCCTACGACACCGCCCGCAAGGCAAAAAAGTCCACCACCAAAAAGAAAAAGTGATGGCAAAACGCGGCCTATACAGCAACATTGCTGCAAAGCGCAAGCGCATCGCCGCCGGAAGCGGCGAAAAAATGCGCAAACCTGGCACTAAGGGTGCCCCCACCGCCGCTGCCTTCAAAGCAGCCGCCAAAACCGCCAAAAAACGGAGGAAATAATGCCTTCTGCCGACGAAAGACTGCAGGGCTACGAAACAATTACCTTCGACACCCTCACTTCCCCTGGCGTCAGTGAAAACGCCATCGGCTACTCCGCCACCGCCATAACTTTCCAAGTAGAAGCCACCGGCATTGGCACAAACGCCATCATTCGCCTTGAAGGCAGCCTCACTGGCACCAACTACTACGATTTGAATACCGACGGCGACATAACCATCACAGCCGATGGCGTTTACGGTTATTTGCTGAACGCCCCAGGGCGCTACGTCCGCGTCCGCTTTATCAGCAACTTAGGCGGCACCCCCTCAATCACCACCTACGCGCAGGCAATCTGATGGATCTCCTCGTCCACTCCAGATCCACACTCACATCAACCGCCACCGGCGCCATCGCCACCGATGCTTTCGGACGCCTCCGCACTTCCGCTCCACTAACGCTCTTTGACTCCAGCCACCGTTATGCCGACAACGACCTCTGGAGCACCCAAACCGCAAACGGCGGCGCCACAGCTTTTAACGCAAACGAAGGTTTAGTAGCCCTCACCACCACAACCACTTCTGGCTCAAAGGTTTACCGCGAAACCACCAAGGTATTCAGCTACCAACCAGGAAAATCCCTGCTGGTACTTAACACCTTTGTACTGGAGCCCGCCAAAACAGGTCTCCGCCAGCGCGTCGGCTATTACGGCGCCGCCAACGGCATGTACCTAGAGCTTGCCGACTCAACTTTATCTTTCGTCGAGCGTAGCGCTGTAACCGGCTCCATAACAGAGACTCGCGTACCCCAAGCTTCTTGGAACGTAGACCGCCTTGACGGCACTGGCCCCTCAAGACGCACCCTAGATATAACAAAAGCCCAAATTATGTGGGCCGACATTGAATGGCTCGGCCTCGGAACAGTACGCCTAGGTTTCGTAATTAACGGTGTATTTGTACATTGCCACTCCTTCCACCACGCCAACTACATTACATCTACTTACATCACAACCGCATCTCTTCCTCTACGTTACGAAATAGAAAACACTGACACAACCACCAGCGCCAGCACACTTAAGCAAGTGTGTTCAACTGTTATTTCAGAGGGTGGGTATGAACTACGCGGTCTCCAACAAGCCGTCTCAATCCCCGTAAACACCCCAAGAACCCTTGGCACAGCTGGCGTTTTCTACCCCGTAGTCTCAATTCGCCTAAAAGCAAGCCCCGACCGCCTAGACGCCATTGTTATCCTTACCGCTCTTTCAATAATGGGAATTTCTAACGGCGAGTTTAACTGGCAAGTTCGAGCATCTGCCACTACTACAGGCGGCACTTGGACAAGTGCAGGCACAAATAGCGCAATCGAGTACAACTTAACAGGCACAGCAACAACAGGCGGCAGAATCCTAGCCAGCGGATTTTTTAACACGTCTAACCAATCTTCCTCCACCGTAGACATTCTCAAAGAAGCCCTATTTAAGTTCCAACTGGAACGCGATTTCTTCACGTCTACTCCCTACGAGCTATCTCTTGTTGTAGCTTCTTCAGGAAGCAGCGATACTTTGGTGGCATCCATGGACTGGGAGGAGATCAGCCGCTAATGGCCATCCAAACAGTAAACGGAGGCTGCATCCACATCGAAATTGATGCTGAAGACGGCCTCACACACGCCACATTCGTCTTCAAAACACCTCAAAACCCCGAAATTATCGGCGGCTTTGTGACGATGCTCACCCAAGGCATCGAAGTACTGGTGCCCATCACCGACCCCGACGACGAGGAAGACGACGACGATTAAGTGCCAAAATAGGTACAAAGTAGGAGCCTAGCCGTGGTCTACAGCGCCAATATCCCGCCGACTGGAGCTGTAGTCAGCGAATCCCCGTTCGTCCGCAGCTTGGATGTCATCGCCATGATGTCTGACTGGGCCATCATGGCTGCCGTCACTCGCGGCACCAACTACATCCGCGACCTGAGCGAAACATACCTCCCGCAAGAACCCCGCGAAGACGACGACGCCTACACCACCCGCGTCGACCGCAGCGTCCTGAGCCCGTACACCAGCCGCCTAATCGAAACCGCCGCTGGCGCCATCCTCCGCAAACCCATCCACATCGAAGGCGACCCCTACTGGCTGGAACTTGCGCAAAACATCGACGGCCTCGGCTCCAACATCAATGAATATGCCCGCCGAGCACTGGTCAGCAGCCTCACCTTCGGCCACAGCGCCATCTTGGTGGACTATCCCGCAGCAATGGGAGCGCGAAATCTTGCTGAAGAACGCGCCCAAGGCCGCCGCCCCTACTTCGTCCACATTGACGCCCCCCAAATCTGGGGCTGGCGCCAAGCCAGCACAATGCCTGGCTCTCCCGTCACTCAAATCCGCATCCACGAGTACACCACCCGCCCCCTAAACGAGTTTGGCGAAGAACAGATCGAGCAAATGCGGGTGATCTACCCCGGCCGCTACGACCTGTACACCCTCGGCCAAGACGTCGTCGAGTTCAG